CCCCGGATGGTTGGACCACGCGCTCGGCGTGGCTCGGGACTACCCGGCCGCGGTGATCGGCACGAACGACCTGACCAACCCGCGCGTCATGGCCGGCGAGCACGCCACCCACCCACTCATCCGGCGCGAGTATGTCGAGCAGGTGGGCGCCTCGTGGGACGGTCCGGGCGTGGTGTGCCACGAGGGGTACGGGCATCAGTTCGTCGACGATGAGATTGTCGCTGCGGCCAAGCAACGGGGGCAGTGGCGGATGGCGATCGGCTCGATCATCGAGCATCACCACCCGATCGCCTCGCTCGCGGTTCCGATCGACGACACGTACCGGCTCGGCCAGTCGACCGCCGAGGCGGACGGCGCGCTGTTCGAGAAGCGGTTCATGGCCTCGTTCTACCCGGCCGAAAAACTCGAGACCGAGCCGGCCGGGAACTCGTCGTTCGGCACGCTCTGCGTGGCCAACGGCGGGGCGCTCGACGAGGCGGTGCCCGATGCTTGACGTGGTAGAGCAGCCATTCCGACACGTGGTCATCGACGGGTGGTGGCCCGAGGAGTTGCTCCGCGCTGCGTCGAACGAGTTCCCCGAGCCGGAAGATCCGCGCTGGGGGCGGTTCGCCAACGCGCGCGAGAGCAAGAGCCAGGGCGGTCTACTGCTCTGGGGTGACCGCACGCGGGAGTATTTCGGCCTGTTGGCCAGCCGCGCCGACGAGATAGCCGAGGCGTTCGGGATCCCTGGCCTGACCATGGAGACGGTTGGCGGGGGTTACCACCTGATTGATCCGGGCGGGTACCTCGCCGTGCATACCGATTTCTCGGTGTCACCGCAGACCGGTCGGTTCCGGCGCCTCAACGTGCTGACCTACCTCAACGATGATTGGCAGGATCCGGGCGGCCGGCTGCAACTATGGGCCGATCGGCGGACGATGTTCGCTGACATCGCACCGGAGTTCAACCGGACGGTCATATTCGAGACGTCGGACCACTCGTGGCACGGCCATCCGATTCCCGCGGCGCGACCGCGGCGCAGTCTGGCCGCGTACATGTTCACCGATGCACGGCCGGTCGACTTCGCCAATCAGAGCACGGTCTTTCTGAAGATCGAGGCGGTGCCCGATGCATGAGGCGGTGCGCGAGTACGTCGCTCAGTTCGGCACGCTGGCGCCGGTCAACATCGTGGACATCGGGGGGCGCAACCTCAACGGCTCGATCCGGGGATTCTTCCCGAACGGTCGGTTTACCACGGTCGACATCCAAGCGGCGCGTGACGTCGATGTGGTGGCCGATGCGCGGACGTGGCGGCCGACGACGAACGGCGGCGCTACCCCGCAGGTATGGGACGTGGTGATCTGCTGTGAGGTGTTCGAGCACGTCGAGGCGTGGCGCGAAATAGTCGCGACCTGCTACGAGGTGTGCCGGCCGGGCGGTAGTGTCATCTTCACCTGCGCGGGCGATGGGCGCGCGCCCCACTCTGGCATCGCTGCAACGCCGATCACACCGGGCGAGTACTACGGCAACGTGTCGCCGGGCGACCTGGCCGAGGCGATGCTCGCCGCGGGGTTCGATGTGACCGAGTGCGCTCAACGCGGGCTCGACGTGCAAGCGTGCGGGCAGCGTCCCGCACGGTGGGACTAGGGGCGGGGTGAGCGGCGATGGCGGTTCGTGATCTCGGCGACGCGATGCGGCTGGAGTACCAGACCGTTGACGCCGATGGCAACCCTGTCGCCGCTACCGTCGCGCTGACCGTCACAAGCCCGTCAGGCGTCACGAGTACGCCGGCGGTCACGAGCCCCGCGCTCGGCACTTATCGCGCCACGTTCACGCTCACGGCGGCGGGTGCATGGTTCTGGCAGTGGACGGCGAGCGGGACTGTGATCGACGTCGAGTACGGCGACGTCGAGGTGAGCGCCAAGAGTCCGACGTGGTACACGAGCCTGGCCATGGCGCGCAAGGCGTGCGGCGGTCTGCCGGAAGGCGACCCCGACAAGGATGACCTGTTGATCGCGGCCATCGCGGGGTCAAGCCGTGGGATCGACAACCGTTGCGGGTTCCCGCGGCGGCGGTTCTACCGGGACAAGGATGTGTCGGCGAGATTGTTCGCCGTGGCCGAGCGTGGCCGGTACGACCGGTGTACGGGCGAGTGGGTGTTCGACGTCGACGACCTCGCCAGCACCACGGATCTCGCCCTGGCAACGAGCATGGACGGCACCACTTGGACCACGGTGGCGGCCAGCGCGGTCACCCCGTGCGGGCAGGACGGCGACCGTAACGCGCCCGGCAACATGCAGGCCGTGTGCGAGCTACGTTCCTATGGCGCGGCGTGGTGGGCCGGCGGCCGGCTCGCGCGGGTCACCGAGCGGTGGGGGTGGCCGGCCATCCCTGACACCATCAGCGAGGCGGCGCTCTTGCAGACGTCGCGGTTGTTCGCCCGTCGCAACTCGCCTGAGGGCGTGCTCGGTAACGCCGAGTGGGGCATCGCTCGCGTGAGCCGACTCGACCCCGACGTACGCGCCATGATCGGTGATTATGTCTTGGACGGCATAGCATGATCACCAATCTCGCGACGCTGCGTCTGCGGATCGGCAACGCGCCCGCGGCGATCGTGCTACCCGTGATCGGCAAACTCGTCTGCTACGGGTTCACCCCGACCAAGATCGAACCCCCCGCGTTCTACCCCGGCGAGATCGAGATGGACCGCACGGCCAGCGGACAGCGGACGTTCGGCAACACTCGCGGGTATCACGTCACGGCGACCGTGCTCACTGGCCACGCTGACGATGAGGCCGGGCAGAAGGCGCTTGACCTACTGCTCAGCGAGGGTGGCAGTTATGATCTCATCGGGGCGATCGAGGCGGACAAGACGCTCGGCGGACTCTGCAATGATCTTAACGTCGAGAGTGTCGACGGGTACCGGTTGTACACCGTAGGGAACACTCCGTTCTACGGCGCGAGGTTGCGAATCCTAGTGATCGGGTGAGGGGGCGCGATGATCCTGACTGACTGCCGCATCTTTGCGGGGGGCGCGCACCTGTCCGGCCAGTCCAACCGCATCGAACTGTCGGGCGAGTGCGACGAGGAAGACACCACCAACTTTCTCAGCGCCGGGTGGCACGAGCGCATCGGCTCGCTGAAAGGGTTCAAGCTAGCCGGCGGCGGCCAGTGGAACGCGTCGGACCTGAGCGCGGTGGATGCCTCGCGGTGGGCCGCGCAGGGCGTGGCCGAGGCGTGGTCGGTCGCGCCGGCCACGGTCGCGCCGGGCGACCGGGTGTACGTCGGTAACGCGATGCAATCCAAGTACAACTTCTTCGGCGAGGTGGGCAAGGTCGCGCCATGGACCATCGACGCCAGCGGCACGAGCCCGCTCGTGCGTGGCCGGTCCCTGCACAACTACACCACCGCGCGGACCGCGACCGGCTCGGGCACCGCCGTACAGAACGTCGCGGTCGGCGCTGCGTCCTACCTCTACTGTGCCCTCCACGTGATCTCGGTGTCCGGCACCGCATCGCCCACGCTGACGGTCCGGGTGCAGTCCGACAACGCGGTCGGGTTCCCGAGCCCCGTCACGGTGCAGACGTTCACCGCGGCGACCGCGATCAGCAACCAGTTCGCCCGGGTGGCCGGCCCGATCACTGACGATTGGTTCCGCGCCGACTGGACGATCAGCGGCACGAACCCTTCGTTCCTCTTTGTCGTCACGATTGGAGTTGGCCCGTAATGACCGCAATGGTTCTGACTGCGGCGTACCTGAACCTGACCGGTCCGGGTCTCGTCCACAGCTACATGAGCAAGATCGAAGTGACGGCCGAGGTCGAGGAGAAAGACGTAACCGTCTTCACCTCGCTCGGGTGGAAAGAGGTCGTCGGCGGCCTGAAGAGCGGCAACGTCTCGTGCACGTTCAAGAACAGCTACGTCGACGCGACGCTCGATGATCTGCTGTGGGCGGTGTTCGGCTCGGTCATCGCTTACGAGTCGCGCGCCACACAGAGCGCGGTCGGGGTCAACAACCCCAAGTACACGGGCAGCGTTCTGATCAAGCAACTGCAGCCGATCATGGGCACCGTGGGCGACGTGGCCGAGCAGTCGATCACGTGGCCTACGTCGGGTGCCATCACTCGCGCAGAGGCGTAGGCGAGGCTTTCAGTGGCCGGCGCGAGCATGTCTGTCTCGGTGCAGGCCGACGCGCTCGCCGCGCTCGGTCGGGCGATGAAAGCCGAGGCGGACGGCAAGGCGCTGCGCAAGGATTTGACCAAGGAACTCAAGGGGATCATCTCGCCGATCGTGAGCGAGGCACGCGGCGCCGCGACCGGCATGCCGAGCGCCGGACTCGAGCACGACGGCGAGCCGCTACGTTCGGCCATCGCCCGGCGCATCGTCGGCGAGGTGCGCTACTCGGGTCGGGCGACCGGCGTGCGGATCAAGGCAAAGCGCAAGGGGATGCCGCGAGGGTTCGAGCACGCGCCCAAGCGGACGAACGCGCGGGGCGGGTGGCGCCGGCCGGTGTACGGCAACAAAGAGGTGTGGGTGACGCAGGTCGGTGTGCCGGACTGGTTCGACGACGTCATGCGTGATCAGCGCCCCGACGCGCAGGCAAAGTGCCTGGCGGCGATGGAGGACACGGCCCGTAGGATCAAGCTACGGGTACAGACAAGGGGTGGTGGCTAGCGATGTGGGTGGAGTACAAGCCTGAGGATCCGTCGGTCAGCGGTGACGGCGGACGTTGGCAGTTCGATCCGGCGCGCGTGCTCGGCGCGCACGCAGAGATGATCGAGCGGCGGTTCGGCTCGACGTGGGAACAGTTCTCGGTCGCGGTCATGCGCGGCTCGATCAAGGCGCGGCGGATCCTGCTGTGGTACTTCCGGATGCTCGCTCACCCCGGGTACCGGCTGGAAGATCTGCCCGAGTTCTACACCGGCGAACTCGTGGTGTCGTTCGACGTATCCGAGTTGACCGCCATGCGCGGCGACGCCGAGCGCGCAGAATGGGACACCGCCGAGGAGCGCGAGGGTGTGCTCATGGCGATTGATAAGCAACTCGCCGAGGCGATCGGCGAGGAAGAGGAACGGCTCGCCGCGGTGGCCGGCGCCGGCCGGGAGGTGGACGAGGGCGAGGGAAAAGCGCCCTCGCCGAGCGACGAGAGTTCAACTGGGTAACGGCGGCCGAGGTGGCCGGCATCAAACCGTGGGAGTGGCGGCGGCTCACGGTGGCCGAGCAGATGCAGCTATGCGACTTCTGCGAGCGGGCACGCGCACAGGCCGCACAAGCGGGATCGTCCTAGGGGGGTGAGTCGGTGGCCAGCGATACGAGTCTCGTGTTCAACATCATCGCCAAAGACAACGCGAGCAAGCATTTCTCTAAGATGAAGACGATCGCCATAGCCTCGCTCGCGGCGATCGGCGTGGCCTCGATCAAGTTCGGGATTGACTCGGTAAAGGCCTACAGCGACGCGGAGAAGTCACAGGCAAAGCTGAGCGACGCGTTCGCCCGGATGCCGAAACTGGCGCACGGCAACATCAAAGAGTTGCAGGATCTCAATACCGCGCTCGCCCAGAAGACTCGGTTTGACGACGACGCATCGGCCAGTGCCGAGGCGCTGCTCGCTACGTTCAACCTCAACCAACAGCAGATCTCCGCGGCGATCCCGATCATTCAGGACTACGCCGCCAAGACCGGTAAAGATTTACCGGCGGCCACCGCGGCTTTCGGCAAGGGCCTGATGGGCTCTGGCCGGATGATGAAAGAGCTTGGCATTAGGTTCAAAGACACTGGCAACACGGGCAAGAATTTCGATCAGATCATGTTCGGCATGACACAAAGGGTCGGAGGATTCGCCGAGAAAGAGGGCAAGACCGCGGCCGGTCAGGCGGCGATTCTCAAGAATCAGTTCGGTGAACTAGAGGAAAAGGTGGGCGGGATGCTCGTGCCCGCTCTCATGAAACTGACCGGACCGTTGCACTCTGTCCTCGATTTCATGGACCGCAACGGTAAGACCATCCTGATTGTTGTCGGTGTGATCGGCACCCTGATCGGCGTGGTGTGGGTAATCAACGCTGCGGTCAAGGCGTACACCGCCGTACAGATCGCGCTCAACATCGCCATGTCGCTCAACCCGATCGGACTGATCATCATCGGTGTTGCGGCATTGATCGCCATCATTGTGCTTGTCGCCACCAAGACAAAGTTTTTCCAGACCATCTGGTCGCACGTGTGGGGATTCATGAAAGGCGTTGGCGCGTGGTTCGCCGGGCCGTTCGCCGGATTCTTTGTCCGCACGTGGAACTCGATAACGAGTGGAGTATCACGGGTCTATCACAATGTCGTCGACTATTTCGGCAAGGTGCTGAAGTTCATCGGCGGCATCAAATCCAAGATCAGCAGCATCGCGAGTGGCATGTGGAACGGGTTGGTCTCGTCATTCAAGGGCGCGATCAATCTGCTGATCCGCGGGTGGAACGCGCTCGACTTCGGGATCCATGTGCACCTGCCGTCGTTCCTCGGCGGTGCGGGGTTCGACGTCGACGACGTGATTCCCGACATTCCGTACCTGGCCAAGGGCGGCATCGTCCGGGCTCGGCCGGGCGGGACTGCGCTCGTGGCCGGGGAGGGTGGCCGCGACGAGGCGATCGTGCCGCTGCCTCGCGGCGGTGGGCTCGGCATGGGCGGCGTCGCTCATGTGGTGTTCCGGCTCGACGGCGGAGACCCCGAGCTACGGCGGTGGCTGCGCCGGGTGATCCGCGGCGACGGCGGCACGAGCGTGACGTTCGCTGACGGGGGCCTCGCGTGACGATCACGTTCAACCCTCCGGGTACGCGGCTCGCGTGCAAGACCGAGATCGCACTCGGCGCCGACCTCACGGCCGATCCCGCAACGTGGTCATGGACCGACGTCACGGCCTACGTGCGTCACGCGGCCGGCGTGGACTACCAGACCGGGCGCGCCGACCAGTGGTCGAACACCGACGAGACGGCGGCCAGTCTCGTGTTCGACAACCGCGACGGACGGTTCAGCCGGCACAACCCGAGCGGCGCCTACTATGGGCGCCTCTCCAAAAACACGCCACTGCGGTCGGGGTTCGACGCTGGCGAGGGCACGTGGTACCCGGTCAAGCAGTTCGTGACCGAGTGGCCGAACCGGTGGGACATCTCGCGCGTCGATAAGACGACCAAGATCAAGACTGCCGGGGTGCGGCGCCGGCTCGCTCAGGGCGCCGTGGTCAAGAGCCCGTTGCGCCGGACGTGGGATGCCGCGCTGCCTACCGCATATTGGCCGATCGAGGAAGGGTCCGACGCCAAGACGATCGCGAGCGCGGTCACCAATGGCCCACCGCTGCGTCTGCGTGGTGCGGTCGCTCTCGGGGAGACGTTGCCCACGCTCGGCTCGGCCGGCGCGGCGGACGTCTCGGCCACGGGCGCCGCGGTGTTCGGCTCGACCGGCATCCCCTCGATCCCGGTCGCCTCGTGGGAAGTCGAGGTGACGATCGGGTGGGAGGCGCTGCCCGCGCTCGACTTCACCAAGATGTACCCGATCATGACGCTGAAGACGCCGGGCTCGGCGATCGAGCAGTGGTACGTGTTCCTGCGTTCGATTAACCCGTTCGGCACGTACGGGTTCTCGGTCTGGTACCTCACCGCGGGCACGATCCAAGAGGTGGTCACGATCGCCCCGCCGTTGGTGAACGGTCAGCCTGTGTCGTTCCGTCTGGCGCTCACGCAGAACGGCGCCAACATCGATGTCACGGTCGACCCCAACGGGCCGGGCGGAACGTCGACCGCGGCGACCGCGGCGACGCTGTATGCGCCCACCTATTTCGAGGCGTCGTCGACGTTCTACACCGACGCGATCGGCGGCATCCCGGGCGGGTTCGCGGGTGGGTGGCAGGATCTCACTCACGGACCGACGTCGCTGTCTCACCTCGCGTTCCTCACCCCCAAGCGTGCCGCTCCGGTCACGTACAAGATTGCGAACGGTTTCGTCGGCGAGACGGCGGTCGCCCGGATGACGCGGATATGCACCGAGGAGGGCATCCGGTTCAGCGCGCAGTCCGGCACCACGGTGGCCATGGGTCCACAGCCGAGCGCGACCGCGCTCGACGTGCTCGACGACTGCGCTAAGACTGATCTTGGTTTCCTCTATCAGGCCGACTTTGGGCTCGGGTACCAGCCGACCGACGCGCGCACGAATGCCACGTCCGCCATCTCGATCGGGTTCGGCCAACTCGGCGAGCCCCCCGAGGCGGCCGACGATGATGCGTTGTACCGCAACCAGTGGACGGTCAGCCGGCCGAACGGGATCTCGGCCACCGTGCGCAACTCCGAGGGGGTCACGTACAACGGGCTCTATGACGACGAGACGGTCGCCAACGTCGAGAGCGATACGACGGTCGATAGCCAGGCCGGCTGGCGGACCAACCGTGACTCGATCGAGGTACCCCGCTGGCCCGACCTGTTCATCAACTTTGCCAACGCCGGGGTGAGCTCGCTGATCTCGACGTTC